TCGCCAGGCCGGACGGCATTGCGCCACCCATGCCTTCAGCCAAGTCCTCGGGCACCATGCCAGTACCCATGCACAGGGGGCATGGGGCCATTTCTTCGCCTTCGCCTTCCTCGCCCATACCGCCGGGCATGCCACCGGCCATCATGGCCGCCAGGCCGCTTCGTGCTGCTTCGTATCCTTCGGCCATTAGGCGCTCCTAATCATGAGTCGTAGTCCGTCGACGCCGTCGACGAGCGGTGCGTGAAAGTCTATTTGAACGACCTGCTTGGCGGTGTCGTCTTCGACCACCCCGGCGTCCACCAGCCCGTCGATGGCGGCTTTGGCTGCCGGGAAGCAGGCTCCGGTGTCTTGCGGGGATCGGCCGTTCTTGTGGAGGGGAATGACAGAGATACGGATGGCGTCATGCTCGGGGATGCCAGCCTCGACGGCGGCGGCGCAGAACTGCTCCCGCCACCATTTCGTGTCAGTCGCCCGGCGACCCCAGTTGTTTTGCTTGCGCTCCTGGTTCAGCGTGGTAGGACGCTTGCCGTGAATCTCGAGATACCAGGTGTCAGTCATTGCCCTGCTCGCTGTCGTTCTTTGATTCTGCGGAGGCGTGCGGCTTGGTCGCGTTGCGCCTGTTCCTCGGCCTGCTTCTTCGCCATGTCCTGCTCAATAAGTGGGGCCGGGATGCCGAAGGTACGACCGAGGGCGGCCAGTCGGCCGGTGATCGGGCCGAGGCGTGGCTCTGCATAGGCACCGGTGGTACGGAGCGAACCTTGTTGGAAACGCTGGACCGGGCCGGTGGCGACATCAGTAAACGGCACCGTGCCTTCGGGCAGGAGCTGGAGGACGTTGCGAAGCGGGCCACCGAGGCCGGTCAGGGCGGTGTATCCGATACCGCCGAGCACATCACCCATGCCTCGAGTAGTGGCTTCGGGTCGGCCTTCGAGATAGCCGGGGCGTGAGAGGCGGGGGAACAGTGGCAGGAAACGTCCCGTCTGGGAGAAGTACAGCTCCTGAACTCCTGTGGCCGGAACCACGAATGCGGGGCTGAACTGGGTAAATGTTTCTGCTGATGAAGTGAACGGGTTGCCTTTGAATAGGAATGCGTCCTGATAGGGGTTCAGGAAGTTTAGGTCGTACAGGGCACCCATGATCGGTGTCTTCCCGCGGAGCCAGTCGGACAGGTCGTTACCGTCGGGGTCTGCGGCGATGGAGCCAAGGTGGGCGTAGAACAGGACGCGGTCAGGCTGGTCAATGGCCAACTCGTAGGCGGCCTTGTTGATGAACTTGATCCACGACCAGAACGGGAACACCTTACGGAGAACCTGCTTCTCCCACGGTGACAGGTCGGAGAACGCGCCGAGCGTGTTGTTGGCGGCGTCGACGGCTTCACGAATGGCGGTTGTGATTTCGGGATCGTTCAAGGTGTTCGGGCCGTTGACTTCGTCAAGCGACCGTCCCTTTTCGGTCAGGATGCGATCCAGGTTTTCAATGTAAACGGCGGCACGACCGATGCTGTTGATGGCTTCGTTGAGACGGAACGCCTTGTTGCGGAACTGGTCGTACCGCTTGAACCTGCCGACTGCGACTTGTTCGCCGGTGAGGCGTGCGGCTTGGAGTTCAATGAAGCGGATTTCTTCGGCTTTGATTCCTCGAGCCTGGAGCGCAGCTCCGAATCCTGCGGCGAGCACCGGGTCGGTGAGTGGCTGGCCGAGAAGGTCGGTGAACAGGATGGTGCCGAGACGCGGATCGTTGGGGTCGGTCATGCGGCCGACGACTTCACGGATGCGAGCAGCCAACTGGCGGGGCGGAATGTCGCCGCGAATCCAGGCGAACATGGCAATGCCGACGGCGTCGCCAATTTGCCACCGAAGCGAGATGGGAAGAATGTGCGACTTCCATCGGGATGTCAGATCACCCAGGCCACTCAGGACGCGGTCAACGGCGACCGGCAACTGGCGTGCGTACTTGCGTTCAAACTCTGAGAACAGTCGTTCGGCCATACCCTTTCGCATGACGATGCTGTTCTCGTCCACGGCGTCAGGGCTGACGGTTCGCTGAAGGTCACCAACTGGTTCGTGTCCTTGGCGGTCGGGGTCCATCTTGACGGGGCTGACGACTTCGTAGCCTGCCTTGTCCACTTCGCGTAGGACGACGGTACCGACCTGCCGTTTGACGGCCGCGTTGAACTCCGGTTGGGTTCGGTCGATACCTTGTTCTGCTACGGCACGTTCGGCATCAGCGACGATCTGGGCGTAACGATCCGGTGTCAACAATGTGCCAGCTGACTGGGCAACAGTCGGATCGACGATCAGTTCCTCAACGGCGCTGTTGCGATACATCTGGCCGAGCACTTCGTTCATGCGGCCGATCAGACCGTTGAGAGTCAACTCAAACGCACCCGAGTACCGCTGTTGTGTCGCCTGCAACCTGGTTTGCGGGGCGGCGCCTTCGCCTCGAATCTGCAAGGTGACATCACGGGACGGCAGAACGGATCGGCGCGGGCCAGCGGGCAGGTACAAGGGTTCCTCGCCAGGGCGAAGCATCTCGGGGCCGAGAGGCATTTCAGGGCCGATGAGGCTGGGGCGACGAACTTCGCCGGTGACGATTTCGTTAGCAATGTCGGCCGCCGATGCCAAGGCGTCCTGTTCGGCAATGCGACCCTTCAGCACCTTGAGACGCTTGACTGTCTGCTCCTGCTTGGCGTTCAGTTTCTCCATACTGGCTGCAGCACGGCGCACCAACCTCGGTTGCATGCGTACCAGCGTCGGCCCTTCGGCGCCAGCAGCAGGACGGCGGATGTCAACAATGCGTCGTAGCGACCCACGCTCTTGGGCGATAGCCCCAGCAGGTTCGGCCCGTTCAGCAAACCCGACGCCTCGACGCAGACGCGGGATTTGCGTGGTGACCTTCTTCTGTTCGGCACGCACCTGTTGACGGCGACGGACTAGTTCACCGGGCGTCCGAACCAGGAGGGCGCCTTCAGCGTCGGCTAGGTCACGGCGCATTCCGGCAAGCGCACGGCGTTCGTCTGCGATCTGCTGGCGGAGCGTTTCGATGCGACGCTGTGTGGCGTTGCGAAGGTTGACGGCGAACGCTCGTTTTTCTGGGTCGAGTAACTCGCGCAACTGGTTCAACTGGGTCAAGGTCAGGCCCGTGCGGGTTTTCGCAGATACTGCGTCGTCAACGGCGCTTGCAACACTGGCCAGCAGTTCCTGTTTGTAGGACTTGATCGTGCGCTTTTTAGCTTTCTTCAATGCTTGTTCAGCGCGGTATTGGATGGCGAATCGGCGTGCGACTTCTTCTAGTACAGAACCCGCGTCCATTTCACGCCACTGGTCATCAACGGCGTCAGCTGCGATTTCGTCTACGGTCTTTGAAGTGGCGTATTCCGTGTGTGCTTCCATGAAAGCGTCCACAATTTCAGCATTGTCAGGGTACGGGCCAATACCCTGCTGAATGGCGGCTTGGTAGTCTTCTTGTTCGGCGAGTTCAAACTGGTCTCTGCGCGGGTATCTTGGATCATCTGCCGTAATGTCTCGCAGAATTTTCCCGCCACCAAGTATTTCTTCAACTGATGCAAACGCCGCATCAACCTCAGCTTGTCTCAATGCCACGTCGGCTTGTCTGGCGGCTCGAGCTTGGTTGTCAGTTACATAGGACCGGCGTTCCCTTGTCGACCGGGCAACATCCGTAGCGATAGCCAAATCCTCGAAGATGGCAAGGGTGTCAATGCCTTCTGCGGCCAGGCGATCCAAGCGGTCAAGTGCGCCGCCCAGGTCAGCTAGACCAGATTCGGCGGCATCAAGTTCGTCCTGTAGTTCAGCCACCTTCGCTTGGCGGGTGTCGTAGTCGCTACGGAGTCGTGTCGTTTCGGCCTGTAGGTCGGTTTGTCCGGCGATCTGTGCTTCTGCCGCCGCCTCAATGTCGGCGCCAACTGCAGCCTGTTCGGTAGCAAGTTCGGCTTGGCGGGCTTCGGCTTCCTTCAGGCGACCGCGGGCACGGATCAGGCGGGTGGTTGGCTGCGGGCCAGCTTCCACGATCTGATCGACGGCCATCATTACGCCACCCAACTGTTCGGCAATGGCGTTGAGGGCGGCCAATTCGTTCTGTTGCTGTGCGGTCAATTCCGCGGCTATGTTGCCCAGTTCGCGGCTTCGTGCGGTCGCTGTCTCTTGGACTTGGACGATGCGATTACGGAGACGACGCCATGCTTCCTTGGTGATTCGACGCTGAGGATCAACGGCGATGCCGATGTCTCGAGCGATGGCATCCAAGGTTCGGCCGGGGATGATGTCGCCGTAGTCGCGGGCGAGAGTCATCAACTGGTCGGCCATCATCCGCACGTCTTCGCCGGTGACGCCACGGACTGCCTGACGCAGAGTGATAATCATCGGCCGCATAGTCGCTGGATAAATCTCGGGGTTCAGCATCAGGTCTGGTTCGAGTTCGCGCAGACGCCTGTATGACAACTGAAGTGCGCCGAATGCGATGCGGTAGGCCAACGACTGGCCTTGCTTCTCCTTGATTTCCAGTTCGGCCAAGCCGTCCTTGACCAGTTTGCGCCACGCCCCCTGCGGATTTTCGGGGTCAATCTTGAGGGTTTCGAAGATGTCAGTCAGGCCCGAACGGACGAGGCTGTCCATCAACATAACTGCGGCGTTATCCAGCTGGGACAAGATAGCTAGTTGACGCTCATTCTTGAGGGCATCTATTAGTGGTAGCAGATAGTGCGGTACCGGGAATGTCTGGAACCAGTAGAACGGCGCCGGGCCTTGCGGCATTCCTTCGCCACGCCCCATCGCAGTGGTCATGAAGTCGTTCCACCGCTTCATTAGGCTGTAAACAGAATCAAGGCTGAAGATTTGGGCGGCGTTCAGAGTGGACGGTTCGCCACGCTGTGCCTTCACATACTCAATGGCTTTCAGCACGCCTTCGGCTGTCGGCTGCAAGCCGCGTTCGGCCAGGTATGGCGTGATCGTCGGGTCGGTGGCGGCTCGCACCAACTGTTCGGTCGTGTAGCCACGCTTTGCCAACTCGTACAGGACGATGGCTTTACGGGTGCCGTAGTGGATTGCGGCTTCCTGGGTGGTGGGGTCTAACGGCTTGTCAAATTCCTCGGGGAACTGTTCCTTTAGGTTTGCCATCGTTTCGTTAGCGACTGCTTCGGCTGTCTTGCGTTCCCTAGTTACTGCGTCGGTCGCGGCTTCGGCTTCGCGGCGTAGACGTTCCGCTCGACTGCGGTAGGTGGCGACTTTTTCGGGGGCGGCGCCACGGTCGGTCACGCGAGCGAACTGGGCGATGAGTGTTTGGCGATCACGTTCGGATGCGATGGTCCACCGTTTGACGATACGACGGGCGTATTTGACGACACCTGTTCCCTCGAGCGCACGGCCCTGTTCTTGCTGCTTCTTGTTGATGTCCTCTTGAATGGCTTCGCGTCGGGCTGTGTCGCCCATGATGTCTGCCGCGTCACGCTGTTCGATCAGATTGGCAATCTCGGTATCAAGTTCCGCCAACTGTCCTTCGCGCCGTTCCTGGTAGATGTCGCGTATCTCGTTGACGATTTGGCGCAACGGCCGCTCAGCTTGGCTGATTCGTTCTGCTGGGTCAACTATGGCGCCCAATGGCGCCAAGCGCCCTGTTGCTCGTTGTGCTCCTGCTCCGGTGGCGCGGGCTACGCCACGGGTGGTTGTGGCGATTGGTTCCTCAATCAGTCGGCCGGTGGTGGAAATAACGCGACCGGTGCGACCCGGTACGGCAGCGCCTGCTCGAGCGACGACGTTGCCCAGCCCAGCAGCACGACCGGCGAGGATGACATTGCCAACATCTTCGACGAGTAGTGCGCCAAGGTCGCCTTGCCGTAGGGCGCGTGCGTAGTCAATTCCTTCTTCGCCGGTGTCGTATGCCCCCGCAGTTGCGAGTTCACCAACGCGGCGGCCTGTCGCGGCACCGGATTGAATAATCATGCTTCCGAGTGGATACTGGCGTTGACCTGCGTATGCGACAAGGGCGTCGCCCTCTAGGCCGAGTTCACGACCACGCTCTAGGTCTGTCTCGAATCGGCTCTTGAAGATGTCTTCGTCAATCAGGTCGAGGCTGAGGTCAACTAGACCCTCACCAAATCCGTATGCGGTTTGTGCTGTTTTGCCGACGAATTGGGGGACGGCGGCGATGCCTGCGCCGATGGCTTTGGCGGCCGACATGGGGATTGAAAGCAATCCACCGATGATGCCCTTGTCGTCGCCCTTGCGTTGCACTCGTCCACCGCCGAGTTGGGCTGCAGACACTTTCGGCAGGCCAGCAGGACGCAACCGAGGTAGTGCTGGGAGCGCCGTGGCGGGTTGTGGTGCTACTGCGGTGGGGCGTGGTGCTGTCAACCTGGGGGCGGCGTAGGGTCGCCCGGTGATGGCAACGCTGGTCGGTTTGGGTGTTTCAGCCACGGCTACCCGAGGGGCGTGAATGCCATCGTGAAGTCAAACGACACCAGGACGTTGTACAGAATTTGTGCGGCGACCTGGTCGCCTGTCGCATTGAAATAATTCATGGCGACATTGCGAGCCGCGTTGCGCTGTTCCTCAAGACTTGTTGCTCCACTATCCATCAGAATCTGACGAGATTCAGCCACCGTGTCAATGAAGTTCGGGTCAGTAAGGACACGGCGGGCGGTGTCAAGCGTGTAGTTGCCTGCGGCGGCCTCCACCGGGATGCCCGTCTGCTGTTCAATGGACAAGTCAAACGCTTCTTCGTCGGCGGTCTTGAACCCTTCCTGCTGCTTGGCGAGGGCGTTTGCCAGTTGCTGTTGCTGGTAGGCGATCAGGGCGTCTGGGCCTTGGGTCAGAGCGATCTGTTCTTCAATGGATTGGCCGGGGAAGACGTTGATGTCGGCCAGCTCACGAAGACGCTGATCGCGCTCAAACTCGCCACCGAACATTCCTCGAGCCAATGTCGGCTCCATGCCGTACACCTCGGTAGCGATCCGCTGGGCCAGGTCGGCTCGGGGCAAATTCGCCAATTCAGTTGCCACGTTCATCATTGGTTCGACTCGGGTTCGCAATGCGGTCCCGCTGATCGGAGTGCCCAGATTCAAGAGGGCGGCCTCGCGGGGCGTCTCGCCGTAATACGGGTTGACATTCATGCGCTCCATGTAACGGGCGTAGGCGTCCTGACGGAGTCGATCTGATTCGCCTTGACGGACGGCCTGCTCAGTCTGCTGGGTCGGTTCATCGCCCAACTGTCGGCGCAACATCCGTGCCTCATCTCGCAATGTCTCGTCTGTCGCGCGCGACCCGACAAGCGAACCTGGCGTCTGCGTGCCCCGAGTGGCTAACTGGGTTTCAATTTCAGCAAGGCGCTGTTGTGCGGGACTAATGGCGGCGCGACGTGCCTGTACTGCGGCAAGTTCTGCTGCCGGTGCTGTGATGGGACGTGCGAGAGCCTCTTGAATGCGGGCTTCTTCGGCTCGTACGCGGTCGTAGTCGGCCGGGCTTTGCGGGCTGTACAGGCGACCTGCCTCAAGTGCGGCTTGTGCTTCGGCTGCTTTTTGGAAGGCCAGACGTTGCAGCTCTGGTACGCGAGCAACGTGGCCGATGACGGCAGTATTGAACTGATCCATCGTTGATAACCCGCCGTACTTTTTGCCGTATGTTGTCGCCGGGCCACCAATAGCGCCAGCCACCAAATCCTCTACAGAAATGCTCGGGGCGCTTTGGGGTGTGATGCGGGTGATCTTGTAGTCGGTTGACGGCTTCATTGCGGCTGAACCGCGTCGTGCTACATCCGCAACACGACTGACGGTTGCTCCTTGGGGGCCTGTGCGCGGTTTCATGAGAACCTGACTGTTCCTGTGCGACTAAGTGACCTGGCTCGAGGTGCGGTTGCGCTTGTGGCGGGTCGACGTGGTTGGGCCAAGGCGCGTGTTTCTGCGGTGTCAGCTGACGTAAATGTCGGGCCATACGGCGACTTGTACGACCGTTCTCTTTCAGCTGCGGCCAATGCTCGGGCCTCGTCGTAAGGTGAAACAGCAGGCAGGACGCTGGCTTTGCCCAATCCCTTTTGTTCTTTTTGTGCGCCTTCAAGGGTTTTGGGCAGGTCCATCCAGTAGTCGTAGAACTGTTGTGCCTGCTGTTGTGACAATGTCTGCTGGGGGCCGTAGCCGTATTCCCATTCTTTTTGGAATGCGCTCATGTCGCCACCGTATTTGGTTAGGCGTTCGTTGACGAGTGCTTGTTCTTCGGCGCTTTTGGCTTTGGCTCGTTCGCCTGCTTCTTTGGCGCGTGTTGCCATGGCGATGCCAAGCCATTCGAGGGGACTGATGGCGGCCATTAGCTCTTAGTCACTTTCCCGCCACCGCCACTCATTGCGGCCCCGAGTGCTGCCCAGTTGATTCCGGGCGGAATGTAGATGCCGTCCACGACGCCTCCTCCGTTGGCGAGTGCCCGATCTGGGCCGCCGACGAGTGCGCCTGGTGATGTTCCAACAGGTACGAAGTTGGGCGGCGGTGTGCCGATGGGGCGTCCTCCAGAACCGATTTCATTGACTCCGCCTTGGCCTGGAGGGGCTGCTGGCATTCCAGGTTGTGCGGGGCCACCTGAAGTCAGCGCAATGAGTTCCCAAGCGCATTTGCTGGAATTCCATACATAGTCGTATCCAAGTGGCGGATTACCCGGCTTTGGAGTCGGTTGGCATTGAGCTGATCCGCCACCGCCCGGAGCGCCCCCGCCTGTAGCGGGTGCTGTTGCTGGCCTGGGTGCCGGTGCCGGTTCCGGTTCTTTCGGCTTTTCCGGTTCGGGCGTTGTTGTCGCTCCGCTGTATCCAAGTCCCTGGAGTCGCGCCAACTCGCTGGCGTAGTCAAGGGCGGCCTGGTTGACGTCGTATTCACCCTGCTGCATCGCAGCTTCACGGGCGGCCTTTTCTTCAGCTCCGTATTCAACACGGCGGCGCATCGCTTCGCCGGATCGCAGGATGCCGCGGCCTTCCATGCCTGCTTCGAGCGACCGTGCGCCTTGCAAATAGTTGCGTCCGATAGTGCCCAACCGCAGGTCGCGGGCTGATTCCGCACGGCCTTTAGCCAGCTCGTACTGTTTGCGTGCCAGTTCGGCTGATGCTTCGTAGGCCATAGGTGCTCCGGGGAACCTCGGCTATCCAGCCTTGGGTTTACGTCTGCGGGTCACTTTACCACTAGACGCTGGGGGAACAGGGGCAGATGTGTGTTGGGGGCCGTTGATGTGGGTGGTCAGGTCGCCTCGTACCTGTCGGATGTCTTTGCGAATTTCGCTCGAGATGAGGTCGAGCCGATCCATGACGTTGCCGTGGTCGCGCTTGTTTTCGCGTCGGCCTTTTTCGATCAGGGCGGCCAGGATCATGCCCACCGCGCCGATGACGGCAACGATGACGGGGGTCATGCGGCGAAACTTTCTTTGATGGCGGCTTCCATGCCAGCCTTGTCGAACCCGAGGCGGGGGCCGACTTCCACATGAATCCATTTGCCGCCAGGGGCACCGGCGATCTGGCCTTTCTTGTAGGTGGACCAGGCTCCGCGGTTGCATTTCCAGCCTCGGCCGCCGGGGGCGGGGAAGTAGTCGGCCACATACTCGATGTCGAGCAGGTCGGCGTTGGTGACGAGCCAGTTGATGACGCCTTCGATGGCGGCCCGGTCGGTCCAGCCAATGTCGCCCGCACGGCCGGTGCTGTGGACGGACGGCTTGCCGGGCTTGCCTTTCATGTCTCGTAGCATGAAAGTACCGAGATTGGACACTTTTCCTGCGTTGAAGAACAGGATGGTGTCCATCAACGCTTTCAGGCCGGGGGCGGTGCCCTTTCCAGCCTTGTCAAAGCCTGTGTATTTGCGGTTCGCCATGAATGCGAACCTTAGCAGTTAGAACGGTGTGCGTTCTGCCTTGAAATGTGTGGTGTCAGCCAGGATGGGGTACACGCCAGTCGGCAACGTTTGCATGATCTTGGCAACGAAATCGGATGCGACAATCTCAGCTCCGGTCATCGGAAGTTCGGCGTCGGTTTCCGGTGTTTCGGGTGTGCCGGGGATGTCCGGCGGGAGGTTGTCCACGGGGATGTGGAAGTGGACTGTGGCGACGACAATGTTTGACACGGCAGGTGTCCTTTCACTCAAAGATTTGGGGTAGTTCTTCTGGGGTCAGCTTGCCGTCGCGGTATGCCTTGGCAAGTTTGTGAAGGATGTTCAGCACCGCGGCCACCCCGGCCATGACTGCTGTTTTCCAGACGGCGACGTCCATGACTGCGCCAAGGGGAATGGTTGAGGTCGCCGCAAGGACGAATGCGCTCGCCGTTCTAATGGCAATCAGTTTGGCTGTCATGCCCATAACCATACCAAATGGGTACTGCGGTTACCAGTCATTTGAGTTGGCGTTCGAGTTTGGCGATAACGGCGTACAGTTCGTCTTGTTCGAGCTGCCCCTTGGGGATGGCTCGGGAGAGGAACTTGAGGGTCGTGAGCGTGTCGGCTCTGCTGAGTTTGATTCCGGCTTTACTCGTCGTCATAGTCGTCGTCGTCCTCGTCGTCGTCCTCGTCCTCGTCGTCTTCACCGTCGTACTCGTACGGGTTATGGGACCAGTCGGTATCGACATCGGCTTTGACGAGGCCGAGCATTCCTGACGCCATCCACGGCGGCTGTTCTGAGTCGGTCATAACGAGCAGTTCTCGCTTTCCTAGTTCGTTGATTACGTCGATGATGACGATGGCATGGAGGGGGACGACATCGGGCCAGAAACGGGAAATAACCGGGGGGACGCATTCGTGGGCTTCCACGATGTGCCGGTCGATGCTCACCATTTCTCCTTCTTTCGTTCCTGGCAGAACACCGGTGCTTGGACGGTGATGTTGTGCTCGGGGGTCACAATAGCCAACGCCTGCTGGGGAACCTCGAAGCCGAAATTGTTGATCCAGGCGTACTCGTCCAGCCCTTTGGTGGACCCGTTGATGACCAGGTAGGGGGTGGAGATGTATTGGTGCCAATGGCCCATCCACAGGGTGTCGAATGGCTGGCCGACATCCATCGCACGCTGGGCTTTTCTGGCTCGCATCCGCATGATCGGGGGCCAGATGCCGCCGATGCCACCGCCGCCGGACACCTGGTCGCCGTGGGTCAGCAGATGGCCGAACCCGTAGATGGGGATCAGGGTGTCAGCGTTTTCGCTTACTTGGAAAGTAAACCGCTTGTCATTGTGGAAATGTCTTTCCAGCATTTTGCCGAGCAGCCAGTCATAGTTGGTTTTGGCCCGTTGTTTCATTCGCGGTTTGCGGGACTGGCGGCCGTGGTTGCCGACGACGACGGGGACGTGGACTTTGCCGAACTCCCCGGCCAGTACCTCGAGCGCGGCTGCGACCTGCTCGGACCAATGGAGCAGGCTTTCCAAGATGACGGCTTCGTTGGTGTTGGCTAGTTCTTCGTGGATGTCGCCGGAGAACAGGTCGCCGCCCAGCATGCAGACCACCCCGTCGTAGGTGACCCCGGCCAGGTAGTGGCGAGCCATTTTGGTGGCGTTCTCCACCCATGCCCGAAGTCTGATTTCCGCAATTCGGCGGTTGTAGGCGTTCAGGCCGCCAACTTCGGTTGGGTCGACCACCTCGTCGAAGTGGGTGTCCGATAGGAGCAGGACGAGGGTTGCGTGCTTCTTCCGGCCGGATCGTGGCTCTAAGAGCCATTTAGGGGGTTCTAGGGCCGATGTGGTGGCGGTGTCGACGATTTCGAGCGCCCGTTCCAGTTCCTCGACGCGGGCGATCAGGTGGACGTTGGCGTTCTCGGCTGATGCCCTAGCCCGGCGGGCCTGGATGACCAGGGCGCGGAGCTTCTCGGTGTCGTCGTTGGCTGCGTGAATGTCGTCTTCAAGACCCACAGAGGCACTCGCCTTTCCGGTGGCGGGCGATGGTGGTGTCGCCAAGGTTGATGCCGTTGGCGGCCAGGCCACGCCTGATGGCGGTTGTCCTGATGGTCGGGTCGGCTAGGACTCGGATCAGGGCGTCGGCGTCATCTTTGGGCAGGTTTGCCAGGGTGGTGGCGATGGTGCATTGTGGCCCTTTGACAACCTTGTTGTGGGCAAGGATGCTGTCGAGCAGGGATTGTTTGTTGGCAGGCATGGACCCCTCCTTTGCGGGAGTCAGGTTAGCAAACTACTCCTGCGTTGGTGGCAATACTGGTTCGGCCACTTCAATCCATGTGAGGGTTGGTTCGTCCCATCGGTAAAATTTGCCGTCTTCTGGGCGTGGTGTGGGTGGTTGCCAGTCGTGGTTGGCGTCCAGGGTCCATGATGGGAATGGCTGGGGGGCGACGAATACATCGGCTACGGGGTCATACGTGAAGCCGATGCCTGCGTACTGTTTGCGGATGCGGTGGTTGTACGAGGTTTGAATCCAGTTGCCGCCGAGTTGCAGGTCGGATGCGAGGAAATCTTGGCCTCGATGTTCCTGGGCGTCGGGGACGGCGAGGACTTGGACCACGATGTTGTCTGCGTCAATTTGTGCGAAGTATGCCATTTGTTTCCTATCGTTGTGTTTTCAAGTATCGAACGATGACGACGCCCTTGCCGCCAGCGCCTGCAGAACCCGAACCGCCGGGAAGATTTTGTGATCCACCGCCACCGCCGCCACCACCTGTATTGGCTGTTCCTGCAGTTCCATTGCCAGTTCCTGCCCCACCCGCACCTCCGCCACCTGATCCGCCAGCACCTCCGGTGCCAAACCAGGTGTAATCGGGAACAGAATAAGCAGCTCCACCTCCGCCTCCTGCGCGAGTCGTTGCAGTCCCGGTAATTGACGATGATACGCCAGCTCCACCAGCACCGCCAATTGGGGATGTGCCTCCAGTTCCATTTCCTCCAGCAGCCGATGCACCACCGCCGCCTCCACCGGCGTAGCCAGTTGATGAACCATTTGAACCGCCCGCATAACCCTGATTGGCTGTTCCTGCGCCACCGTTGGTTGGGTTGGTGCCACCGCCGCCGCCACCGCCTGAACCGCCGGTCGCACCTGCTGCGTTGAAACCACCACCACCACCACCTGTTGCAGTTATTGAACCGAATGCGGAGTTACTGCCGTTCGATCCAGATGCGGTTGTGTTTGCTGCCCCACCAGCACCGACTGTCACGGTTTGGGCGGTTGAAACGGTGACTTTTGCTTCTGCTGACGCTCCACCACCAGAGTTTTCGCCCGTGACGGATGAGCGATAGCCACCTGCTCCGCCGCCGCCGGGCACATTATTGGCATCGTTTGCATCACCGCCTCCACCACCACCCGCGACGACGACATACTCAACCTCGATAGGCCGCAACGGCGTGAACGTGCCCGAGTCGTTGAAGGTGTGAACCCAATACGCGCCCGACGAAGTGATCGTCCCGCCGGTAGCGAACGGGCCGTCGACGGGATAACGAACGATGACGATGCCCTTGCCGCCAGCTTTTGAGTTTCCTGCATTCACACCACCACCGCCACCGCCGCCAGTTCCGTCGGTGCCTGCTGTCCCAGCCGTAAATGCAGAGCCGGTCCAACCGCCTCCGTTTCCACCGCCTGCAGTTGCGGTGCCACCATTTCCTAGATAACCAGCACCTGCTCCGCCACCGCCCCGCGCAGTTGATGTGCCGTTGATTGAGTTGGTTAGTCCGGCACCGCCGTTGCCGCCTTTTCCTGGGCTGCCGCCCGTTCCATTCGCACCAACTGCTGATGCGCCACCGCCTCCACCGCCGTCATAGTTGGCGGCCGCGCCTCCTGCGTAACCTTCATTCGTGGTTCCAGCCCCACCGCCGTTTCCTACGTTGTGTGAACCGCCTCCACCTGAGCCGCCTGCAACTCCTACTGCACTCTGATAGCCACCTCGCCCGCCACCGGTACATGTAATTGTTGTCAAGTTTGTTCCGCTAATAGAACTATTGGAACCATTGCTTCCAACCGCCCCACCGCCGCCGACAGTACAGGTGTAAGCAATTCCTGCGGTAAGCGTGCGTGCACTTTCGAGCGTGCCACCCCCACCTGTTGCGGTGACCGTACAACGATACCCTCCTGCTCCACCACCACCGGCTGCGTAACCGCCAGTTCCGTCTCCAGCGGCGCCTCCACCCGCAATGACTAAATAATCGACGGTCAATTCCTTCAACGGGGTGAATGTGCCGGAGTTGTTGAACGTGTGCACCCACCACAAGCGACCGTCAGCATCGGCGTACGGCAGGACAGTGTCGCCTCCTGTGGCTTGGGCTTGCCACGGTAGGTCTTTCAGTTTATTGTTGCCACCGAGCGTGGACAGGCGAACGGATTTGACACTCATTGGAGATACCTGACAATCACAATACCTTTACCGCCGTTGCCAGCTGCGAGCGTTCCTGTGGCTGCTCCACCACCGCCGCCGGTATTCGCTGAACCTGCGCCGCCTGCGCCATTGGTTCCCGCGCCTTGTCCTCCACCGCCAGTCCCGCCAAGACCACCAGCTCCGTATCCGGTGGCTGCTCGAGTTCCGCCGCCGCCACCGCCTCCTCGAGTCACGGACGAACCTGTAATCGACGATGCGACGCCAGCGCCGCCAGCACCAGGAACGCTGGTGCCACCAGCGCCGCCGTTTACTCCCACAGCTCCTGCGCCACCGCCGCCTGGACCTGCGTAGTTGGGGTTGGGTGTTTGGTAGGTGCCTCCGGCGTAACCTTGGTTGGCTGTCCCAGCGGCTCCGGCCGTGTTGCCATACCCGCCGCCTCCTCCTGAACCGCCTGTTTCAGGTGCGTAATACGTTGCTGTTCCCCAGCCGCCGCCACGGCCACCGCCTGTCGAAGTGATACTTGAAAACGTGGAGTTTGTTCCGCTGGTTGAGGAAGTTGCGCCCGTTCCTGCTGTTCCACCGCCGCCGACGGTGACGGTGTAACTGACTCCTGTTGAGATGGTGATCGCCGTTTCAGCTGATGCGCCACCGCCGGACGTGCCAGCCGACGTTCGATAGCCACCAGCGCCACCGCCACCTTCACCAATGTTGTCGGAACCGTTGTGGCCTCCAGCGCCGCCTCCTGCGACAACTAGATACTCAACACCCGAGCCACCTTTGGTGACGTTTAGTGTTCCCGTGTCGTTGAAGGTGTGGATGCGGTAGCCACCAGAGTTCGTTGCCGTGTCGTTTGAATACGGCAAATTTTGAGCCGCTCGACGGGACGCCTGCGGTCCTGCTCCGGTCAGCCCGGCCTGGGAGACGGCCATAAACCCCACGGTTGATTACGAGATTTCTGAACCGAAAGCGTTGAACGAAAAGTTGGCGCTTGAGGCATACACCTCAAGGACATCTGTGGCGTCGATAGTGATGCCAAGAGTCAACGTGATCGTGTCGTATGACGCGCAAGAAGCGTCGTAGACCAGGTAGTGCTGGTTGGCGAGCGTTGCACCGTTGGGGCGAACTGAAATACGAAAGGTGCCCGCAGTCGAGCCACGGTTGCAGACCGTTACGGTTGATACGACCGTTTCGGTTGCCGACGGCACTGTGTACAGCGTTGTGGCGGTTGTTGCCGATGGTGCCGATTGGCCGAGGACTTTGTAGGCGGTAGGCATTGTTTATGCTCCCATGAGTAGGAAGATGTCTTGATAACCGGCTCCGCCTCCAGTGGCAGCGGCCCATTTGACACCTGTTGATGCTGCTGAATCTGCTGTAAGAACCTGTCCGTTTGTGCCAACCCCAAGGCGTGCGACAGTGTCGGCGGCTGTTCCGACGATCAAGTCACCTTTTGTGGTGACGACATCAGTGGTCGGGTCAACAGCCCATTTCAGTCCGGTGCCGGTTGTGGAGTCAACGACGAGAACCTGACCTGTTGATCCGACCGAGAGGATGCCCGCCGTGTCGGCGGCGGTTGCGACGATGATGTCGCCCTTGGCGTCGAGGATTGTTGCCGGGATGCCACCGCTTGATGGGGTTGCGGGGGCGAACTTAGTGCCGTTGTAGGTGAGCACCTGGTTGCTAGTAGCTCCGGTTGTGTCGATTTCGATGCCGTCAATGGTGAGTGATGCGCCGCTGATTGACGTGGTGGCTGACAGACTGTTGGCTGAGACGGAGGTGGTGACGCTGGCCGCGTTCAGGTTGGCGGTTCCGGTCGTCGTGATAGCCGCGAATTGGGGGCTGTCGGTTGTGGCGACGGCCTGGCCGATGGCGATGGTCGGGGTTGATCCTTCGCCGGTGCCTCCCGTGACGGTGACGCCCGTGCCAGCCGAAACTGTCTGGACGTAGTCGCCTGTTGTCTTGGTGCCAAGGGCAATCGTGTCGTTGCCGATGACGCTTGACGGGACGGTGCCTGTAGACAGGTTGGAGGCGTTCAGGCTGGTAAGCCCAGCTCCAGAACCAGTGAATTGTCCTGCGGTGGTCGCAATGTTGCCTGAGACGCTGATGCTGTTCGGGGTGGTGGCTGACGGGCCGCAGGCGACGACGATGCCGCCGGTGTTGGTGTTGACGCGGCTGACATGGCCGACGATTTGGATGACATCGGATGCGCCACTTGGGCGGGTGCCTGTCAATCCTCCGCCCGAGGCGACGTACAGGGGCTGGTTGATGCTGTAGGCGTTCGTGTTCTGGGAGTCGAGGTCGCCAACGATGACGGCGTGGCCGTTGGCTCCAGCGATGATGTCGCCGTCGGTGATGCCGATTGCAGGCATTTTGGCGGTGTTTGATGCGTCTGCGGGGGCGATTTCGCAGACTTGGGTGGAGCCGACGGTACCGGTGATGTAGACGGGAGTGCCGTTAGGGATGGTGGAGGCGGTCGTGTTTTTGACGTGGAAGTAGACGAGGCCAGCCAAGTCACCGTGGACGTGTGGGGCGTAGAGGGTGCCGTCGACTGTCAGGTTGCTGGTGAAATGGCCGTCGCCGGTGACATCAAGGCTGTAGGCGGGGGTCAGGTTATTGACGCCGACGCGGTTGTTGCTTGCGTCTACATACAGGGTGCCTGTGTCCACATTGAGGCCGCCGAAGGCGACGCTCGAGCCGGTGCCCACATCCTGGCCGATAGCGACTGTCGGGGTGGCACCCTCGGAACCGGAGCCGGTGACGGTGACGCCTGTGCCTCCCGTGATACCTGCGACATAGTTCCCGGTGGTTTCGGTTCCGAGGGCGATGTTGGGTGTCGTCCAGGCCATGCCGGTGGATGCGCCCGAGTTGGCGACGAGATACTGGCCGTCGGTACCGATGGGGAGCCTGGCAGGGGTATCAGCTGCCGTGGCTGCGATCAGATCGCCCTTGGCATCGACAATGGCTTTCTGGATGGCTGTGGGGTCGGCTTCGGATGACCAGGCGAGGCCGGTACCTGTGGATGAGTCTGCGACGAGGACCTGGCCGTTTGTGCCTACTGGGAGTCGGCCGACGGTGTCTGGGGCTGTGCCAACCAGGATGTCGCCTTTGGCGTCGACGGTGGCGGCTGTGGGGTCTGCGCCCCAGCGGAGGCCGGTGGCGGTGCTGGAGTCGGCGAGAAGCACCTGGCCGTCGGTGCCTACTGCCAGGCGGGCAGGGGTGTCGTTGGCGGTGCCGGTGACCAGGTCGCCTTTGGCGTCGATGATCGACTTGTTGATTGCGTTCGGGTCAAGTTCCTCGAGGGGAGCCTGGACGATGGACGGCTGGGCTAGTGACGGGGGGATTGTCATGTCCGGCCTCCTTAGTACCTAATGATGTGGTCTGTGACGGTAGGCAGGGTGAAGTTGGCTCCCGACCCGCCGTAAGTGTAGCCAATGACAGCAAACAGGCCGGTGTAGGTGATTCGGCTTACTGATGCCCCGTTTGTCCTAAGCCATCCTGCTGGGACGGCGATTGAGGTTCCATGCCACCGAATGATGCCACCTGTGGGTACAGCGAACTTGAGCCACAACTCAAGTTCTTGGTCGCGGTTTTCCATAAGGTCAGCGGTTTGACCCTCGAGGCCGTCCATGTCGGAACTACGGAATGTGTACTCGAATGACATCAGTCCTCGCAGATGCAGATGACGCGTCGAATGCGACAACCCTGCCAGGTGATCCGTGGGAAGAAGCCGTACGCTCGACCGGCATCGTTGATTTTGAATCTGTAGATGGCATTACTGTTGTCTGCGCTGATTGTTGATAGGTCGACCGTGATTGTCTGGGTGCTGGACACATAACTGCCGGTGTCGTTTGGCCCCTTGTCAATAATGCCCGTTGGTTTTACGAACGGTTGAATTGTTGCGTTGCCCGTAATGTTTAGGCTGTCGTCCGTATCGAAACCAGCTTCGATGATGACTTCGCGTACGACCATCGGCTTGGAATGCCAGTATTCAGATAGATCAACCGTTGCAGATGCAGGTGCTGCAGCCACGCTCGTCGAGTAATCCCATGAAAAATCGTTGGAGTTCGGCCATGCATGATTGTTGATGTATCGAATAACTCGTAGCGTGAATGATGAGTCAAGGAATCCAACAGCGGTGTATTCATTGACTGGGTAAAACTGCGTTGATCCAGCAAAGTTTGATAGTGGCCTGCAAATAATTTGTTGTTCGCCGTAACCCGCCAAGAATGTTACCGATGGCATGTTTGACGGCAGGAATCGTGACCATGCGCCGTAGGCATTTCTGAACCATGCAACGCCTGACCGCGCCCAGCACGCTAGTTGGTTTCCCCCTGCAGTTCCGATTGTGAAGTGCTCCCCAGAGTTGCGTTGGGGGATGAGTAATGGCGTCAGGTCTGATTGGTCAAGCGTGGCGATTGGTGTTACTGACGCTCCGTTGAGTGCATAGATCGACCCATCTGGGTAGCCGGGAACGGAGTAACTTTCGTCTGGGATGTACACGGTGCGATTGTCAATGCATCCTCGACCGAATCCTGCGTAGATGTTTGAGTCAGGAATGATTGTCTGAATGTTGACTGATTCACCCAGAACGCCTGTAACGGAATACAGCCCTGATGCAGTTGATACGACGAAGTCATTTGTTCGTGGGTAGACATTTGTGATTTCGTCTGGAAATTCGTAATACTGGGTTGTTGTTGACCATGTTGCGGCGTCAAGTGCTCCCGAATAAAAGAGTTTTCGGTCTTTGTATGTGACTAGGCGCGATCCGACTTTGAACAAATGCGATGGATACAGCGTCCCAAATGGATTAGCAACTACTAGCGAATCGGTTTTTGTATCCCAGATGAACTGTCGAACATCACCAGTACTACCATCGAGGTAGGTAAACCTGTTATCGACCGATGAGCCTGTTCTGTAGTTATCCCAAACAACAGTTCCGTCTAAACGACCAGTAAGGCCATAGCGAGATGTGGCGTATGACGGCCCCTCAGTATTTACTAGAACAATTTGCGATTGAAAGTAAAAGGTCGGACCCGTCCTGTCGTACCACGTTACAAAAAAGATTGAGTCGGTGATGTCAATTTGAAATGCAGACCATAGTTTCGATGATTCCCAAGGGTTTCCGACAACTGGGGTAGGCGCGGTAACTGTTGCTACATGCTTGCATCCTGACGGCACCAGGTCGCCTCGAGGGCTGAGAATAGCGTTGGTACCCTTCCAAGTGTTTTTCGGTAGTTCGGTTGACCGGTCGCCCATGTAGTGGCCGCCGGTGAAGTCGTCGTAGGTGATTTGGAAGGTGCCCATTGGCTACTCCCAGACGGCGTAGTCGGTGGTGCGGTTGAACTTGATTCGCTTTTGGATTGTCGTTCGGTTGTCGTCGTTCATTGTCTTGAGCCAGTTGCCGTATTCCTGCAGGTACAGCGAAGCACGGGTTTCGTCTTGGCGTCGGGCGGCGCACAGGTAGGCGGCGTATGAGCAGATGCTGTAGTGGTAGACCGCAGGCATAAGCGGGGTTGAACCGTCGCTCGAGAGCGTCGGCTCGTTACGGAAGTAGTAGAACGTGGCCGTCGGCGAGGTGGAGGGGATGGGCCAGAGGGCGATGTTGTTGCCGTAGATCACCCAGGCGTTGCCGACATCGCTGGAATCGGCGTCGAGGTATGTCTCAAAGGGGACGGCTTGGGCGACGGCTCCGTTGATGACGAGCTGTTGTGCTCGCATGAAGTCGGATGGCAGGGTGGCGAAACCGGTGGTGGTGGAGAAGACGGGGGTGCTGGTTCCTGACAGCCACCACCAGTCACGTTCGGCAGAGATGCGGCTTAGGGCGTTGTTGATCGACGAATTCACATACGAGTCAGTAATCAGACCGTCACCTGTTGATGGGATGGCGAGGCGGTCTTTGATTTCTGTTCGGAGTTCGCCGCGGTTCATCAGACGACCTGGATGCTGTATGCCTGTGCGCTGTTGGAAATCAGTTTCACTTGCGGGCTGGTGCCATCGCCGGGCAGGCTGACGGTCATGCCGATGGTGACGACGTAGGTGTCGTCGCCCGAGATGGTTGGGGTGGCGACACCTTTGGTTGCGTCACCGAATGTGAAGAAGATCGGGTCGCCTGAGGTGGTGCGGTTGGATACCAGGATGAACGATGCCGGGTTGGCAAGGTTGACGGTGTCGACCGTAGAGGGTGTCAGGACGGCGTGTTTGGCTGTGTTGACGCTGTATGTAGCCATTACTTGCCTTTCTTTGCCATGCTGTATTGGCGCCGGTTGCCGCCATCCAGGTGTCCAACGTCTTGAATGAGTGCCCAATGGAGCTTGTCGGCCAACTCGAGCCGCTTGTCCCGTTCTTCGGTTTCGTGCTTGTCGCGGATGGCCTTGTTGCGCTTCATCAGGTCTTCGTGCAGTTGCTTGCCCTTTTGCCAGTCACCTTCAATCAGTTTTGTGATGAGGGTGTGGTCGCAGCGGGTGTGGGTGCAAGCGATGTATGGCTCTCCGATGGCATCCACCATCCAAACCTCGAACCGTTGGGCGATGGGGTTGAACATCAGCGATGCTGACGGGTCGCCTCGCCAACCTGACTCGTCACCCTTTTGGATGCGTGTAGCGATGTCGTAGACATCCCAGGACACTTCAGCCATTTGGCCTCCGCCCTGGACATTTCCCATCAGGTCTGCTGCGCGAATCATGTTGCCCATTGTAGACAGCAGGGCCGGTCACCCGAAGGTAACCGACCCTGCTTGCCGTGTGTTGTTATTTGAATCAGGCGCCGATTGCGTGGAAGCGAACAACGACTGCCGACACGTCGGTCGTCGAAGGAACTTCTGCAAGCGGTGCGCCGTCTGTGGTCGTGTCGACCCAGAACAGCTTGATCTTGGGTGCTGTGCTCGAGCCGTCCCAGGCCGGGACATAGCCGTCGGTGGTTGATGCCGACAGCCAGTCCAGGCGCGAGAGTCCGAGGTTGGCAAGCGACACCGCTTCGCCGCCCGTCGCATAGGACGAGTCGAACGTAACGGTGCCCAGCACCTGCTTGCGGTTGCCGGGAACTTCCGGCCCCCAGGTGACGCTTACCGATGCCGCCATGTCAGATCGTCACCTCGGTGAGGTCCTTGATGACGAAGTGGGCGTTGCGCTGCTTGCAGGCGAGTTCGCCGTACATGTAGAGCGTGGCCTCGTAGGCGTCGAGGTCGGGCTTGCGGTTCATCACCGCGCCGTCGAGGTCCATGAACTGGAATCCGTCGCCGACCTGGTGGTAAACGAGCACCTCGGGGTTGATGCCGTACAGGCGGTTGTTCGGGCAGTCGAAGTCGGCGTAGAGCGCCGTCGGTGCCTCATCGCCCTTGCCGGAAACCGACGGGCTGTAGAACTGGATGCCTGCGTAGCCACCCTTCAGCTGGGTCTGCTCCATGTTCCGCTTGAGGGAGAGGAGGAGGTTGCTGATGGCGAGGTTGACGCCTTCGGCCGACACCAACAGGCTGGGCTTCTTGCCCGAGTTGGTGAGGACCTTCATGATGGAGCCGGTGATGAGGGATTCGGTGACCGAACGGTTGGTTCCCGAGTTCGAGTTCACGTACGCCTTCCACTTGGGCTGGCTCGACGGGTTGATCGTGTGAAGGATCGCGGTGTCGTCGACGATGGTCTGGAGGCCGGTGAGTTCGACCTGGCCGTCGCCGGGCTGACCGGTGTTGCTGGACGCTCCGCCTGCACCGCTACGGAACACGTAGTGGCTGGACGAGGTCGTGACAGCGGCACCCGAGATCACCATCGTCTTGGCCGACTCGTCGACCGAGGTGACGGTACGGGCCGAGGCGACCGTGGTCGGGGCTGCGACCGTTCCGATGTCGACAACCATGCCGCCGTCGAAGAACAACTGGCGGAGGGCGGTCGAGCCGGTGGTGGAGGCCAGAACGACGGTGGTGCTGGACGAGGTGGTGCCACACTGTGCGATGACACCGTTTGAGGTGCCCCACAGCTGACGGTTCACGTCCTTCATCGCGTCCTTCTTGATGCCTTCCATTTCAGCGTCGAGGGCGTCGATGAACGCGCCGCGATCCGAGACGGCCTGGCGGATGGTCGGACCCGAAAGCTGGATACGTCCGTAGACGTAGCGCACGGGCACCGGAACGGTGGCGTACGCCTGGTTTCCTGCGGTCGGGAGGGTGCCGTTCTCAGCGCGGGCGCCGACACCGGACGAACGTCCCAAGTGGACGGCGTGCCGGGCGATGCGGCCCTGGACGGTGTCCTTGCGCGTTTCGATCTGCGAAAGGATGAAGTTGGCTTCGTTGAGGTTGTCGAGGAAATCCTTGTAGTCGTCCTTCAGGATCGCATCGACCGTTGACAAACTTGCGGGCATTGTTGCTCCTTGGTCGTGGTCTGCTGATTTGTTGAACGCAACCTGAACGTGCCGTCCGGCAATCGCCACTACACCATCCGGTGTTTTGTTGTGCGGTCGCTGTATGTAGTGGCTATCCGGCCACTAGCGGTCAGCATACACCACATGTTGTGGTGTCATGCAACCATTACAGTCCGTTGGCCTCGAGACGTGCGAGTGCGCGTTCACGCGGCGACATTGCCTGCCCGACCTGACTCACGGCGGTGACACCGTTAGCGATGGGAGCACCCATTGCCTGTGATGCTTCAGCGCGTCGCTGAGCGATGGCGGAGGCCCGCTGGATCAGTTCGTCTTCGACTTCACGGATGGCGGCATTCAGGTCAAGGTCGGGACGCTTGGAGGCGGCGACGATGGCTGCGGTAGCGATGGCCGAGTCGGGCTGGTAGCCAGCCTGGATCAGGGTCTGCTCAATCTGCTGTTCGTGGTACGCCTGGGCCTGCTGCATCTGGAACTGTTCGATCCGCTGGTTGACCATCTGTTCGACGGCCTGCGGGGTCAGTCCCTGGGCGGCTCCGTCCAGTTGGGCCTGCTGGGTGATGGCAGCCTGCTGGGCCGGTGAGACGAATTCTTGGAATCTGTCTCCGGCGAGGGTGCGGGCGTTGTCGATCATCCATCGGGTGGCAGTTTCGGTGTCTCCGGTGGCGTATGCCTTCACGAAGTCCTGAATGGCTCGAGCGTCGTCGGGGTGCAGGTTCCCAAACGATTGGGCAATCGGCTTGTACCGTTCCCGTTCCTTGACTCGGTCCTGTACTTCTGCGTCGTACTTGGCTTTCCAATCGACGGCGGTTTCGGCAGGCGCAGCGTCACCTGTCGGCGCGGCATCCACCTGCGCCTCGGGGGTGAAGTCTGTCATTGGGGCATCATCTCCTGTGGGCCAGCTGCTCCGAGCTGGGGTTGGGGAACCATCGAACCGGGCGGCTCGTTGGCTTGCGGCAGGGCTTGCGCCCCTGGCATCTGTTGCATGAGTTGAAGCTGCTGGGCGGCTTCTTCTGCTGCGAGGGTTTCGTGAGCCTGGATGTGCAGGTCAATGGCTTGACGCACGTCGGCTGACGCCAGTTCGTAGGCAGCGGTCTTACGCTCCTTGTTGTGCTGGGCGATGTGCTTGGCATGGTCGTCGAACGTGGCGGGCATGACTGGGGTGGCCTGCATAAGCAGTCCGTTTTCCCATTCGGCCTTTGCGATGTCGGCGTCCATTGTTGCCAGGTAGCCCTTGGGGTCGGGCAGGTCGAGCATGCGTGCCAAGGCGAGCGGATCGGCGTTGGCGAATGCCTGCGGGAATCTGTCGGCCAGGCTGGTGAGCACCGACTGGGTGGCGATCTTGGAGCGTGGTGCGGTGGCATCCAACGGCACTTTGACCTGCGGGTTGTCGTCGATGTCGTCTGCTGACCAGGCGAACTGGATCGTGTTGCCCTGCGGGGTGGTGAGGGTTTGTGTGCGAACCATGCCGGACTGTTCGGCGTAGGCGCGGTACAACTGCAACGTCATCTTGCCGACGCGGCCCCACAACTGTGATTGGTTGCGGGCCATCGGGCCAAGCGGCGTGTCGTCCTTTTCTGCCAACACCGACAGGGCGAGGCCCGAGTTGCGGTCGCCGGGGGCTTGACCTCGAGACACCGAGTGGGTGAAGAAGATGTCGTCCATCTCCATTTCGAGTTGGGTGGCTTCGTTGCTGATCCAACGCGGCACGTCGGGCGCCATCTGCCAATGCGGTTCACCGATTTCGGCGTTGTATTCGAGGATGTCGGCCGGGTCGGTGGTGACGGTGTCGGAGTCTTCGATAGAGCCGACGGGCACCATGAGGCGTGCGTTAGCGGCCTTTCGCATGTGCTCGAGGATGGTGGAGCGGGCACGGTTGTAGGCGTACTGGATGTCGCGTGCCGGGGACAGAAGCGTGTGGCCGACCCAGGTGCGCGGGATGCGACGCTGCTTGCCGAGCGCAATGTTGAGATGGGTGAACGGGAACGGCCAGCCTGCGCCACCGTCGCCGTATCCGTACACCTGTTTGCCGTTGACCACATGGATCACGCAGCCCGGTGTGGTTTCGGTGGGCCGTTCGTAGTAGCAGTACACCAACGTCAAACGCGGCGGCTGACCCTGGGGACGGCGGGTAAGAAGGGTGCGATGCCGCGATGAGAGCGCCGCTTCGGCGTCCGGTGCCGGAAGCCAATCAAGCTTGTACTTTTCTTTGACTTGCTCGGGTGGCATGGCGACACACTTGATCCAGTACCGCGATGCAAATTCGTCTGCAGAACCAGGCTCGAGCGTAAATTCGGAAATACACAGCGGAGTGATGGAAACACCGCCGGTGGGGATCGCAATGTTGGTGACCGGGTCGATTGCGGCGGTCGGGCCAAGATCAGGGTCCCAGTCGACTGAAATGGCGGCTACGCCACCAAACAGGGTTTGAAGCAGGGATTCTTCACGAATGTCGTCCCAATGCTGTTCGTATGATTCGGACAGCAGCAACTGTTCCTGAAGACGCTGGCGACGCAGGTTGGAGTCGTCAATGCCTGACGGTTCGACTTCCCAGACGAGCGGCGAGCGGGTCATGCGGGCTACGAGGTTGGTGACACGCGGGCCGAACTTGTCGACGGTGATGCGCGTGAACTTTTCGTAGTCGGTGTTGTAGTCCAGTTCTTGGACGATGTTGCGGGTGTAATCCCACCAAATCCACTGAAGGCCAGCGTAGTAGCTGGCGTTCATCCAATAGTCACGACGCTCCTTGAGGAGGTAGGTGTCGGCTTTGTTCCACAGTTCGATGACTTTCTGTGGTTCCGGTGGTGTCCACTCGTTCACGGTCCTACTGCCTCACTCGGGTTGGCCCACGCGGAGTGGGGCTTGTCGTCGTTTCTGCGTTCCTTTTTCTGCTTGTTGACCCTTTCGGCTGCAAGGACAGTTTCTGGGTTTTTCGCTATCACAAGGTTAGTCAGGCGACGGTTCTCGAGCAGCAGCACTATGCACAGGGCGAACAGGGTGATGTTGGTGGCGATGGTTGCGACGATCACAGGTCACCTACGAAGTCGGTGTTGATTTCTTCGACGGGGGCTGTGGGTTGTTCCCGACGAGGGCGTCCTCGACGCCGAAGGGGTGGAGCGTCGGCGCTCTCGGTAAGAGGCTGCTCGGAACCACCCTCGTCGGGAACGTGCGTCGAGCCTGCCGTCTCGCCGCGACGCGATGCTACACCAGCAATTGCGGCGGCGATGTTCTCGAGTTGGGTCTCTGCGGTTTCGGCGCGGGCGGCTAGTTCGTTGGCGACTCGGTTTGCTTGGGCGAGTTCGCCAGCTCGAACGATTTCCAGTGAACGATGTGGGGCCATTTGTCGGCCAAGTTCGATAGCGCAGTCAGCACAAATGTAAAGGCGGGTGATGGCTGACGGGTTGGGGTCATCGGGGGAATTGACGCCATCAAGGTCAATTTCGAGGTCGATGATGGGTTTGGAGACGCCGCGGCAAATCCAGCAGCATCCGGGCAGGTAGTTGTAGTTGTCGACGATTCGCATGTCACCAACGGCGCTTTCGTGCAGACTTGTCGAGACGGTCCATGAATTTCTGTACCCTTCCTTCGGCCCCTTGCATCGTCGTTTTATGACGGCGGGTTATTTCGACGTATGGGCGGCACGATAGCAGGTATCGGAGTGCGTCGACTGCGTGGTCTTCGTCGTCGGTGTCGATGTCTTCGACCTGTGTTTTGTCGTGGCGCATGGCGGGCAGCGTGCGGAGCAGGTGCTCGCAATTCGCAAAAATTTGTAATTTGGGTATTCCGGTGTCCTCACTAGGTTGGAGGTATCGGCGTACGTTTTGCCAGCCTGAGACTCGAGCGTTTTTGGCTTTGGAGACTGGCACTCCGAGGCTGTTGTAGACGGAGGCGACGGTTGATCCGAGTCCGGCGACGTTGGAGAAGGTGGAGGGGTCGATGGCGGTCATGATGACGGATTCGGGTTTGCCGTCGGATTTGGATAGTTCTTTGACTCGGCCTGCTTGTTGGGCGGCGGTGAGTCCTTTGGTGTAGTCCTCCCTGTAGACGTAGCAGATGCCTGTTGCAGGGTCCCATGCTCCCCATAGGCAGCAGTAGGGGTTGGCGGTTCCGAAGTCGATTCCGCGGTAGCGGGGCCATTCGGCGGGGATGGTGAATGGGGTGACGACGTGCTGGTCGCGGCGGAATTCGGAGAAATACTGGCCGGTGAAGGTGTCCCAGTCGCCTAACAGTTTTTGTTTGCGTTCGATTTCGGGAAGCATGGATAGGTGCTTCCGGTAGGTGGGGTCGATGTGGGGGTTGTCGTCGACGGTGCTGGGGACGAATGCGACGACCAGATGGTCGTTGGGGTCGTGGGGGATGTCGATTTTGGCGAGTTCCGCATTGTCGTCTGGTAGTTCGACGCGACGGACGATGTCGGGGTTCTCGAAGCCTTCGCGTACGTCATAGACGACGGCGTATTGGCCGTTGTTGGTGGGTTGGACCAGCATCTTGTAGAGGAACGTGTGGCCTTTATCCCCAGGGTTGGTGGCGAACATAACGTGGGTTCGGACGCCTAGTCGGCTCATTTTGCGGCTGGTGCGAAGTCGGCCGGAAATCATGAGCATCTGGTAGGGGGTGAATTGAGTGGCTTCGTCAAATCCGATGAAGTCGTATTCGGCTGACATGAACTGGCCTACGTCTTCGTCTCGGGAGCAGTAGCCGTATTCGATGATGGAGCCGTTGTCATACCACCAGGCTTTGACGTTGTCGATGGATCGCAGCTGGGCGGATACGTCTAGTTGGGCGTATCTGACTTGAGAGCGGATGATGAGCGACCGGCGTAGCTCGGGTAGGGCGGTTCGGATGAGCAGGGCACGGTGTCCTGGGTATTTGGTGGACAGTTCGTGGGCGTGGTAGGCGAGCAGTTCGGACTTGCCGCCACCGGCTGCACCGCCGTAAAGCAGCCAATCTGTTTTGCCGACGAGGATGTGGGCGCGTTCCTGCCGTATGTTGCCGGTTAGCCGCCATGCAGACAGGTCTGCTTCGAGTAGACGGAGGTATTCGTCTTGTTCGGCGGCAGATAACTGGACAAATTCGTCATCTGACAGCAAATTCACCCTGAACCGTCCCCAATGGCACGCAATCCGGCTTCGACACGGCGTTTCGCCTCAATTTTGAGTTCCTCGAGGCGGGATAGGCGGTCTTCGGGGCTGCCGACACGCTGTTCTTGGATCGTTGTGGCCTGACCCATCTCCAAACGGAGCACGTCATACCAGATTTTGGCGACTTTGGTGGCTTCCTCGGCTGATTTGATTTCCCATTCGCCTGCTGCGATCCGTAATCCGAGGTCAACGATGATGGATTGGGCGAGTTTGGGGAGGATTTCGCGTGATGCGACACCTCGAGCGAGCAGTTCCTCACCCATG